CGGAAAGAATTGTTCCGGTTGGTTCCTCACGGAAGTTGTTAACTCTGTTTACATTGCTATTGCTGAACGCTATGCTCTAGCAAAAGAACAAGAACATCGATTCGGCTATTACAATCTCGCCGAACTAGAAAATGAGATTGAAGACTCGACCTTTGGTGATGACGATGTTATGACATTGTCCAGCTTGCTTGCTGAGTGGTTCTCTACTGGTGCTTTTATTACGCACATTAAGGACCTTGGTCTCACAGCAACTGATTTCCAGAAACACGAGCTCAAGTACGAATACGGAAAGACTCTTGTGAAACTCAGTGGAGAGTGGGTTCCTTTTAAGGAATACCGCCTTTCTGAGGTTCAATTTTTGAAGAGATCCTTCCATCGCACCAAGCATGGAATGATCTATCCTCGTATGGATCTTGATACGATCTACGAGAGCTTCAACTGGAAACAGAAAACCGAAGGAGATGTCGAAGCTATACACTCCAGACTCCGTTCAGCTGCTCCTGAATTGATGTATTATGGTCCTAAGGTCTACGACGCTGCGTTTGATAAAATCAACGAGCGTCTCCGTGAGATCAAAGGTCAACCATTGTACATTCCTTACGCTAACACTTGGGCAGACATTTTCGCAAAGAAAGGTCTATACACCCAAGCTCTTATGGAAGCTAAGGAGCACGAGTTGGAAGATGATGAGCCTATGCACACGCAAACGCTCTTCACTACCACTACTCTGTGCCATTCAGTCCACGACGGAGAACACGCACGAAAGCAACACACTGAGCATCTCCATGAACGTGCTGAAGCTCAGATTGCCTATATCAAAAGCACACTTGTGTGGCCTGCGGTTGAAAACCTTGGCCAACTCCCTGAGAGTCCAGAACTTGAATGGGCGTGGATGCACTGTGCTGATGATTTGTTGACCAATCCATGGTATCGAAACTTTGTCTGTACTGAAGATAAAGATGATCTCGAACTGTATTGGGCAACCTTGGCTTTGTCCCGTTGCTACCTTCCTGTCCATCCTAGTCAATATCTAGATGAGCTCCCCGCTCTGCTCCACAGAATTGACTTCGATGACAAACTTCTGGAGGATCTCTCTGAGTTCCGAACTCCAGAACAGATGCTCAAAGCAATGTCGAATTGGCTTGAACGCAAGTACGATCTTGTTGGTCTCAACGAGTACCACTTGATCCGACGTGTTGTTGACGATTCGTTTCCAAACTTTGTCTGCAAATTGATGTACCTCCATATCATCATGGCTCACTTCACTGATGATGTCCTTGGTTACGAGAGTCTCAATCAGATAGAAAACAAAGTTTGGCGTACGTTGAGCATAGACACATTCATGCATACGCAGAGTACCAATACCGCTAACGATGACCGTGCAGTTAATGTACGCAATGACGTTTCAGAAAAGGTTGGACTCTCGTCTTTCGTGGATACAATGCAAGCCATTGAAGATGGTGCGATTATTCCTGTCTCTAAGATTTTTAAAGGAACTAATCCCTTTCCACCACAAAACTTTGGCTCGTCCCTTGAACGATTTTACCGTGTTGCTGAATTCACTTGGTCTGGCTCATCTAGTACTGGCACTCTTCTTAAAGAGTTGAGCTTTCCTGCTCTCTTACTAGCGTTGACCTACCCCAAGAATATCTTGACACACCAAAGATACCTTCGTGCTGCTGTTGAGCTTCGAATTGAACTCAACTCAACGACCTTCAACTATGGGAAGTTGCTTGTGTGCTTTAATCCTCACCACAACGTTTCCAATTTGAAAGGTGTCTTTGTATCACCAAGCATGTTCTTTTACATGCAAGGAGAATGCGTCTTGGTTTCAGCTAACTCTATGAATCCAGTTCTCATCACTATTCCGTATGTTGGTCCATCTCAATATATGGATTTGTCCAAAGACTACACTTCCTCTACTTACAAGGGAATGCTAGGTGATGTTAGAATCTACGTTCTAGACCCAC